TTAGTTTCCGCAGAAACCATTGAAGCACAATTTAAACATTCTATACTTTGTATTCCTTCTATGTTAGGCAAAATGCCTTTGTTATTATTAGATTTGATTATTTTTTCAAATGTTTCAAAAAATCCTACATTCTTTAGATTATTAATTGTATCTTGTGAATATGCACATCTACTTCTAAATGAATATACATCTCTGTGTATTTCTGTCCCATTTATCCACTTTTCAACTGTACTTGAAGTTGGTATCTTATCCAATGAATAATTATTAATATCATTTGCAAGCATATTGGCATTTATTTGATAATCTGTGCTGTTAAGCATTGTATCTAATATAGTAAATAAATATTCTCTTAATTTTGATATTCTATATTCCATTATCCACCTCTTTTAATATAATCTTGAACTTCTTTTACAACATCTTTCATTTCAGCACTTTTCATTCTTTTGTCCCAATATGCCCCTGTTCCGCGGTGTTTTATATGTTAATGGTTTGTTTGTCTTATGCTTTTTGACACCTTTATCACTCCACCATCCATAATCAGGATTATAATACCCTGCTTTCCCATTTGGCATAACATATACTTTCCCAACATATTGATAATGTGCATAAGGGCTTTCATATGTAATATGGTCTGATTGAATATCAACTATTGTTCTTAAATTACCATCTTGATAAGGTACATATTTATCCATATGTTTGTAACAAGTTGCAGTTAAAAAGCTTTGCACTCTTCCATTAGGTTCTATTCCTAATCTTGCTTTTATTATGCTTGTTGGTTCAATTTTTACTCCCATACTATTTACCACCTATATGAATATGTTTACTATTTCCAAAAGTGTTATCTGTTATAGAATTTATGTTATATATTTCATATTTTGATAAGTCTTGTTGTGTTTCAATATCATCTGTTAATATTCCTTTTACCATAATATCGCCTATTGCAAAATTATTAATATTTAAGTTTGGATTTAATCCATACCATATACGAATATTTACATCGTTTGCGTTCTCATAACCTTCGTTAATACTAGCACCTTTACCACCAAAATACCAAACATCATAATAATTATATCTAATCCATTTTTCTGTATGATTTTCTAGCACTTTGTGATATATTGTTAATTCTCCATTTACTATCATATTTTACCCCCTATACAAATAAGGTGTACCATTTGATAATTTGCAATCTGCTAAATAAGTTTGTATTATACCTCTAATTTCGTTTATTTTCGATTTTGAGGTACTTTCACTTACTTGGCTATAACTTATACTATATCCATCTGTGCTTTCGCTAGAAATTGATTTATTTTGATTTTCGTATTCTTGGTAACTTCCTAATATTCCAATAAGTTTATATACACACATTTTTACTTCTTGTACTTGTTCTGATAAATTCTTTAATCTTCCAAATGTATATTTATCAACATTTGTTCTTGCTTCAAATTCTAATAAGTTAAAAGGCATTATATCTAATGTTCCGCCTAACTCTTTATACTCTTGATAAGTCAAGTATGGTTTACTATTCATATAATGCCTCCTTTTTTATTTTTTCTTTTCTGTTTTTTCACCAGTTTTTGGTATTTCTTTTTTTTCTTCAATTATCGCTTCAAATTTATCAGGATAACCTTTAAATTTTGCAATTCTTTGTTTATCTGTTACTTCTATAATTGAATTTGTTTCTAGGTTTTTAAATTTCATCTAAAATACCCCCTATGCACTTACTTTGATGCCTCTTAATACACCTGCTTTGTTTGTGTTCTTAAGAACTACACCTGCAACTAATTCAACTTCGCCGTCTTTTACTGCTCCTGGTGCATTTAAGTCTGGCATATATGAACTAATTACTTTTGATCCTGTTGGGCTTATTCCGTGGAAACCATCAAGTCCAATTGTTACTGCATATATATCAGTTTTCCCTTCTCCTGTTACTTCAATGATGTCTTTTGTTGCATTTCCATCATAATATTTTCCCATATCATACATAGGAATATCATTGTATGCTTCAACTGTTCTTCCGAACTCATCTCTGCTTCTTGTATAATATCCTGCTCTTCTTGCTGCTGCTCTCATTTTTGTTAGAGCTTTTTCATTCATTAATAGCATTGATGGCTTGCCATCTAATGTTGCTAGGAAACTATCAACTTCATCTAATAGTCCATTATAATTTTCGTCCATTAGTGCTGTTGTAGACACATCTATTGTTGATGTAATTTCTGTTTCTGTTCCTGTTAATAGTTTGTTTAATCCATCAAATGTATTTGTAACTCCATCTCCTGCTTCTGCTTTATTACCATTAATTGTTAAATTGTTGAAATAGTTCGATGTTGCTTTTATTTTTTGTTCAGCTTGGAATGCTAATTCATCAACTGCTCCTGATGTTCCTATAAGAACACGGTCAATTTGGAACTTACCTCCCATTACAACTGCTTTTGCAGTTTTTTCAATTCTCTTTGCTTCTCCTGCTTGGTATTCACTATTTATAGTTCTTACATTTGCTGTTGAAGGTGTTTGTAATTGAATATATCCATAAGTTAATGTACTTCCTCCTGTTCCCGGTGCAATTGCGTTATCAAATACTAATTTGTCTAGTAATAAGTTACTTCTTCTAAATGTATCAATGACATTTTGGTCAACTTTGTCAGCCATTCCGACTTTTGCTTCTGCTAATGTTATTGGCATAATTAATTCCTTCTTTCTATTTTTTATTTATCATATTTTTCGTGTAATGCTCCTGCTAAATTTGTTGCATTACTTTTTGGTGGTTCGTTGTTATGTTCTCCACCTAAATTAATTGTTGGCTCTGTTGTTTTTTCTTCTTCAAATAAATATGAATGTGAACCTTTAATACTCTTTAACTGTTCATCTAAACCTGTTATTGTATAGTTTCCTTCTTTTTCTTCATATTTTAGTTTTTCACTGTCAATAAGTTTTTCCAACAATTTTGTGTCTTTTGCTTTTGAATTTGCTAATGCTTTTTCAAGTGCAATAGACTTTTTGAAAATTTCTACTTCCTTATTACCTTCAGCCTTTCCTAAATCAAATTGTTCTTGTTTTAATGCTTCTATGTCAACATTACTTAATTCTTTAATCTTATCATTTAAACTGTTTACAAGTTCTTCTTTTGCTTTTAAATCATTCTTTGCTATTTCTGTTTTTCCTTGTTCTGCTGTTAAATCTTTACCATTTTCTGCCATAATTTTATCAATTATGCCTTTTCTTTCTGTTTCTTCAACTGATGATAATAATTCATCTAAAAATTTTCTATTCATATAAACCTCCTACGTTTTTTAACGTGTAACGAACACGATGGATTTGTTACTTAACGTGTAACGACCGTATATAATAACTCTTTCGAGTATATAACAAAATAAAATACACCAATCCTAATTAACGGGATTGGTGTTCTCTTTTTTGTGACACTCTTTTATTTCTATTATATTCTTACATTTATTGCATTTTATTTCTAATTTGTAAATTCCTTCTATTTTCAATAAAAGTTTATTACAATGTGGACATCTGATTTCTTTTTTCATCTTATGCTCCTATAACCTATTTTAACATAATTTTGTTTTGTTTGCAATATGTTTATTCATTTTCTGTATTTTCTAATGTTTCTTCTGTTGGTTCTGTTTCTTCTTTAACTTCTTCAACATTTTCTACTTGCATTGCTTTTTCTTGCTCTTCTGCTAAATATGTAATCAATTCTTCATAGTCTGTTGCATTTATTTTGTTTTTATCTGCTAATTTAGAAGCTTCTATTATTGCATAATCTACTGTGTAATATCCTTTTTTATATTAATTTAATACTGCATTTTTGAATACTTTTGATAAATCTATCATTCTTTACACCTCCTCACTAGCATTTGATATAATCATAGCTTGTATATTATTTATGACTGTTTCCATATCTTTATAATATGTAACTTCCATATTAGGACTAACCTCATCTGTACTGTATATATGTGTTATGTTTTTATATGTTCTTGCATTATTTAATTGTTCTAGTATAGTTGATTGTTCTTCTGTACATTCGATTAAAGTTGGTTCTGCTAATGCATAGTAAATTTTAATTTCGTTTTTCTTTAAGTAATCATTGACTGTATCTACTGTCCAGTCTGTTTGGGTGCTGTCTTGGTTATCTAATTTTAAAGCTATTTCCCCCGTAGTGTGTAATGATACTCCCATATAATTTCTTTGTGGTATAGTCATATCTGCTCTACTAACAGTTGGTAATTTATTACTTATTATTGCCCCATTGAGTATCCAATCTGCAGCTGGCATACCATCAACAATAGTCTTACCATTAACTTTTAGTGCAAACCATCCATTTTCAAATACATACGTTTGTGTTCCGTCTGGGATTATCTCTTTAATCCAATGCCTTTCATACCACTTACCATTTTCTTTTACAAATGTGTCTGCATAATCTCCTATTTTACGGAACGGTTGTTGTGTTGGAATTGAATATGATTGCTCTTGATGTTCTACGTAGTCTGTTGTGGTTGTGCCTTCTTCGAGTTTAGGCTTAAAAATTAAATCTACTGTTTTGCCACTAAATACTACAACTCTTACTCTATCAAATATTGCCGTTTCATTTAGTGTAAACGTTTTACCACTACCTATATCGTAAGCAAACTGTGCGTTTTCATTTTGTTTAAATATATCTAGTTTATAATTAGAACTTACACCACCACCACTGGGACAACCTGTTAATGTATAAGTTCCTTTTAATAGTATCAATGTATTTGTTCCCAATATGTTTAATATCGCATTTGCAGTTGCCGTTCCTTTTACACTTATTGTTTTGCCTTCATTTATACTAAAAGTTATTCCGTTAATAGTTTGTGTTATTGCATTATTAGGTAACAAATTCTTATTACAAATAACTTCATTAATATTTCCATTATCCCCACTGCTTTTTACTTCTGATGAGTAGTCTGAGGATGGTTTTGTTCCTATTACTTCTCCACTATCATCAATTACATCTCCTGTTTCCTGCTCACTATTTCCGCTAACCTCAATACTTTCAAACCTAGCACTTGAACTGTCGTTTAATGTTATGCTTTCTCCTTCTGCTTTGCCTTGTATTCCTTGGGCTTTTACATCTTCTTTTAACTCCGTATTTTCTTGCTCTAATATGGTTATTTTTTCTTGCAAATTAGTATTTTCTTCTTGTAGACTTTCTATGCTTTCTGTGTTTTTTGATATGTTAGTGTTTTGATTTTCGTTATCTTCTTGTAAAGTAGATATTTTATTTGTATTTTCTGTTATTTTTGTATCTTGTTCAGTATTTTTTGCATTTATTTTTTCTTGTTCTTCTTTTAAGTTTGTTATGTTTTGTTTTATTGTTGTATCATCATATAAAACTGTAATATCTGTTGCTATTAATATTATTTCTTCGGTATCGCTTTGATTCTCTATTAAATAAGTATGACCTTTTTCATACTTGCTACCATTGTTTTCGTAGTTAGATAAACACATTACTGTTGTTCCTACTTTTAATTTGCTATTTACAACATCTTTATGTAATTGTTCTCCACTTAAGCTAGGGTTTGTTTCTCTTACTATTGTATCAGTATATATTACATTTATTTCATTGCCATTGTCATTTATCTTTCTAAAATGTCCATAAAATTCCCAACTATAACCT